AAAGCGGAATACGAGATTCGCCTTAGTATCAATTGCTCAAACTGCAATGATTGCGTCCAATGCAGCAACTCGGCGATGTGCGAGAATTGCACAGGTTGCGTTTGCTGCTCAGCGTGCAACGGGTGTTCGTATTGCGTCAATAGCGCAGACGTCACCGATCGCATCAGCGCGATCAACGCGACGAAATGAGCCGGGCGGCGAGCATACGCAGGCTGCTTGCCATCTGCCTGCTTCCTTGGATTCTCACCATCATAGGGGTGCTAGCATGAGACACGTACTGACTGCCTACTTGGTCGTCTATGACGAGAACGGGACCATCATCCACACCGGAAAGTCTGGCGAGGAGGTTCCGCAATCCGTCATGGATAGGGCCAAGAAGGTGACTTCGACCATAGTGAAGGCCGCGCTTGACGACTTCGGCGAAGTTGTTTCGGCCAACCTGTTGTAGGAGGAAAACATGTACACATTTCAGACAGAAAAAGGGAACGTTGCGACCAGCACCATCAGTCACTACGACGCCGAGTCCAAAGCCCGGAACATGGACGACAACGGCTGCGTGAACTGCACGGATTGCATGGACTGCAGACACTGCACGAACTGCAGACACTGCACGGATTGCATGGACTGCAGACACTGCACGAACTGCAGACACTGCACGAACTGCACGTACTGCAAGGACTGCATGGATTGCATGGGTTGCGTGAACTGCAGACACTGCACGGATTGCATGGGCTGCAGGCACTGCACGAACTGCATGGATTGCAGGGGCTGCACGAACTCCATGAGCTGCACGGGCTGCAGGCACTGCACGAACTGCACGAAC